TCAGGACCACGACAGAGATTACAACCAGGTGGTGCGATTATCTTGGTGATGACACGATGGGCAAAGAGAGATTTAACAGGTCAGATACTCCGAAGTATGGAGAACAAGTCAGGGATTGACGATTGGGAGGTAATTGAGTTGCCTGCGATTATGCCGTCAGGAAAAGCACTGTGGGGAGAGTTTTGGAAGCTAGAGGAGTTGGAAAGTCTAAAGGCTGAATTGCCAGTTGCCAAATGGAACGCTCAGTATCAGCAAAATCCTACATCCGAAGAGGGAGCGTTAATAAAACGAGAATGGTGGCGATTGTGGGATAGCAATAACCCACCCCCCTGTGAGGCGATAATTCAGTCGTGGGATACAGCGTTTTTGAAAACAGAACGTAGTGACTACAGTGCGTGTACCACTTGGGGTGTGTTTTACCATCCTGATGACACTACAGGAATAGAAAAGACACATTTGATATTGCTTGATTCGTTTAAGGCAAAACTGGAGTTCCCAGAATTAAAACGAGCAGCCTATGACAAATACATGGAATGGGAACCCGATCAGATGATTATTGAGGCAAAGGCATCAGGTGCGCCTTTGGTGTTTGAGCTTCGTGCTATGGGTATACCTGTCACGGAGTTCACACCAACAAGAGGAAACGACAAGATTGCCAGAGTAAATGCCGTAACGGATTTGTTTTCGAGTGGCACTGTCTGGTATCCACCCACACGGTGGGCTGATGAGGTTATAGAGGAATGTGCTTCTTTCCCTTCTGGCGATCACGATGACTTAGTTGACAGTACCACGCAGGCTCTGTTAAGATTTCGCCAAGGTGGATGGGTTCGAGCAGAAAGCGATGACTGGGATGACGAACCAAAATATAGAAGACCAGTAGAATACTATTAGGAGATAATTCAATGACAAAAGACCTTGTAGATGCAAAAGCCGTAAGAAAGCTGATAAAAAATATAGATACGATGAAAGGAAAAGGTAGAGGCGAAACCTTAGACATTAAAGACCCTAAGTTCATGGATAAAATTATGAAACAAATGAAACTTGGTAAAAAAGCAGGTGGTAAGGTCATGAAGATGCGTGGTGGTGGATTGGCTACTCAAGGAACCAAATTCAGCATAAGGTAAATTATGGTAGTCGATAAACGATTAGAGCCTTTCGAGGTTGACATAGAGAAGAACCCCTCTGAACAAGAGTTAAAAGTTGAAGTGGTAAATCCAGATGCTGTATCGATAGAAACAGAGGATGGTGGTGTCATCGTTGACTTTGAAGGGGATGTCACTGAGGATTTAGTAGGCCCTGATCACAACTCAAACCTAGCAGAGTTTCTAGAAGATGGTGATCTGGAGAAGATGGCTTCTGATCTTATCGATGACTTTGAGAGCGATAGAACATCACGAAACGAATGGTCACGATCCTACATTAAAGGTCTTGACTTGTTGGGCATGAAGATTGAAGAGCGATCTCAGCCGTGGCAAGGAGCGTCAGGTGTATTCCACCCACTTCTAACAGAAGCTGTTGTGCGTTTTCAGGCACAGGCAATGGGAGAGATATTCCCTGCATCAGGACCTGTACGCACAAAGATAGTTGGTAAAAACACAAAAGAAAAAACAGCACAGTCACAACGTGTTGAACATGAGATGAATTATCTTCTGACAGAAGACATGACGGAGTATCGTGATGAAATGGAGCAAATGCTGTTTCGTCTACCTTTAGCAGGCTCTGCTTTTAAGAAGGTGTATTACGATCCCATCATGGAAAGACCATGCTCCATGTTTGTGCCTGCTGAAGACTTTGTAGTCTCTTATGGTGCGAGTGATCTTATGTCTTGCCCACGGTATACGCACATCATGAAAAAGACAGAGAATGAAATCAAAGAGCTTATGGTGAATGGTTTCTATCGTGAGGTTGAGTTGTCAGAGCCGTATCAAGATGACTCAGAGATACAGGAAAAGTATGATGAGATGGATGGGGCTGAAAATGTTTACGAAGACGATGAACGCTATACTATCCTTGAGATGCACGTTGATATTGATATGCCAGAGCCATTTCAAGATAGCGATGGATTAGCCAGACCCTATGTAATTACAATAGACAAGTCATCACGAGCCATATTATCCATTAGAAAGAACTGGTATGAAACTGATCCTAAGAAAACTAAGCGACAGCATTTTATTCATTATAGATATCTTCCTAGCCTTGGCTTTTATGGTACAGGACTTATTCATCTTATTGGTGGGTTGGCTAAATCGGCTACGTCCATATTGCGTCAGCTTATTGATGCAGGTACTTTATCGAACTTACCTGCTGGTCTTAAAGCTCGTGGTCTTAGGATTAAGGGGGATGATTCGCCTCTCATGCCTGGTGAGTTCAGGGATGTCGATGTTCCTGGTGGTGCGATACGAGATTCCATTACGTTTATACCTTATAAAGAACCATCCTCAGTATTATACCAGTTGTTGGGAAATATTGTGGAAGAAGGCAGACGAATAGGTTCTGTTGCTGATGTACAGGTGGGTAACATGAACCCACAGGCTCCTGTTGGTACAACACTAGCCTTGTTAGAGCGATCTATGAAAGTGATGTCTGGGGTACAAGCACGACTACATGCCTCTTTGAAAAAAGAACTTCGTATATTAGCCAAGTGTATTCATGACTTCATGCCTCCAGATTATGCCTATGAAACAGAGGAGGGTAGCTTCTCACGAACAGAAGATTTTGATGGGCGAGTGGATGTAATTCCAGTATCTGATCCGAATGCTTCTACTATGGCGCAAAGAGTAACACAATATCAGGCAGCCCTACAGTTAGCCCAACAAGCACCACAACTATACGATATGGGAAAGCTACATCGACAGATGTTAGAGGTTCTGGGAATAAAAGATGCAGCCGATATCATTAAACTACCAGACGATATAAAGCCGAATGATCCAGTAACAGAAAACATGGCGATCATGAAGCAAGAACCTGTCAAGGCGTTCAAGTACCAAGACCATGAAGCCCACATTGCTGTACATACTGCTGCTGCTCAAGATCCAAAAATACAGCAAATCATTGGTCAATCGCCATTTGCGTCTGCTATCCAGAATGCCTTGGCAGCTCATATTACCGAACACGTTGCGTTCCAGTATAGAAAAGAGATAGAAAAGCAGTTAGGTGTAGAAATGCCAGACGAAGAAAAGCCTTTACCAGAGGATGTAGAGGAAGAACTGTCAAAACTAACGGCAGAAGCTGCTGCTAAAGTGTTGCAAAAAGGTCAAGCAGAGATGGCACAAGCTGAAGCAATGAAAAAACAGCAAGACCCACTTACAATTATACAGCAAAGAGAGTTAGCCTTGAAAGAAGCTGAGTTTGAACATAAAAAACAGCTTGATATTGCTAAATTACAGTCTGACGTACAGAAAACGAAGTCAAATGAAAAGATACAAGGGGCTAAATTAGGTATTCAGGTGGCTACAGAGGCTGATAAAGCCGAGAAAAAGGCTATAAAAGACGGTGTAGACATTGGATTAAGCCTTGCAAAGGACTTAACAACCGATGAATGACGATTATGGGCTGATTCTAAAGAGAATCAGTGATCAAAAGACCCAAATACAGGAGCATTTGTGCATGGGAGGAGCAAAAACCTTCGATGAATACACCTCAATGGTCGGTGAATACAGAGGATTACTCAAAATAGAGCAAGAAATTTTAGACTTGCAAAACAAAGCTATTGAGGATTAAATAATCTCAACGTGCTTAAACGCAAGGCAACTGTGAGCCTAAATCACTGCATGAGGTTAAAATGTATCAAGCTGTAAAGAAGGAAGATGACGATAAAGTCGCTTCTAAAATGCCCCAACCAAAGGGCTACAAACTCCTAATATCCCCAGTTGAAGTAGACGAGAAAACCGAAGGTGGTGTGTATATGCCAGATGCATTGAGAGATGCCGAAGGTATAGCATCAATCATAGGTTTTGTTGTTAGCATGGGTCCTGATGCGTACAAAGATCAGGAAAAGTTTCCAAATGGCCCATATTGTAAAGAGGGTGACTTTGTGATCTTTCGATCATACTCAGGCACTCGATTTAAAATACACACACAGGAATTTAGATTAATCAATGACGATACGGTTGAAGCCGTTGTCGATGACCCAAGAGGATATAAAAGGATATGAACGAAGTAGCAGAAAAAATTGAAGAGCAGGATACACAACAAGATTTAGATTTTGGTGAAGATAAGCCTGTAGAAACAAAACAACAGGAAGAAACCTCTTTTGAGGTTGAGATTGTTGATGATAGACCTGAAGAAGATAGGGTTCCAAAGCGAAAAGAAGATACGCAGTCTAAAGTTGAAGGTGATGAAGATGAAGCCAAAAACTATAGTGACAAGGTGCAAAAGCGTATTAAGGAGCTAAAATACGAGTATCATGAAGAGCGTAGAGCCAAAGAAGAAGCCTCTCGTCTACAAGAGGAGGCACTAAACTACGCTAAAAAACTTCAGAAAGAAAACGAAGAACTGCGCAAAAGTCTATCTGATGGCGAAAGTGTTTTGATAAATCAAGCCAAAGGCAGAGTAGATGCACAGCTTGAAAAAGCTAAGATAGATTACAAAGAAGCTTACGAATCAGGTGATCCAGATAAACTTGCTGATGCGTCTGCTGAGTTAGCTAGAATACAAAATGAAAAATATCGTGTGGATACCTATACACCACCAAAACAGTCTGAGCCAAGGGTAGAGCAACCCAAGCCAATGCTTCAGCAACCCCAGAAACCAAAGGTAAGTCAGAGGGCTTTGGAATGGGCAAATGAGAATACATGGTTCAATAAAGATAGCCGAATGACCTCGTATGCTTTTGGTGTTCATGAGGAGTTGGTAAAAAAAGGTGTTGTCGGAGATAGCGAAGAGTATTATAAAGAGATAGATAGGGAAATGCGAAAAGTTTTTCCAGACAAGTTTGACGATGTTATTGAAGATGAGGAAGCGCAACAGAGTCAGACTGGCAACGTGGTTGCCCCCACCAAACGGAGTGCAAAAAAACCACGCACAGTGCGACTGACCTCAACCCAAGTGAACCTCGCTAGACGCTTGGGACTCACAAAAGAGCAATATGCAGCGCAACTAATGAAGGATCAAGGAAATGGCTGATAGAGAACCAAGAGATAACGAAACAAGAGAAATGGAATTTCGAAAGAAATCATGGGAAAGACCTACGTTGTTGCCAACACCTAATCCCAAGCCTGGGGTTAAGTTTCGTTGGATAAGAACAGCGATCATGGGTCAATCAGATAACCCTAATGTATCTGCAAGGTTTCGTGAAGGTTGGACACCTGTCTTAGCCAAAGACCATCCTGAGTTACACGTTATGTCTGACATCGATTCACGATGGAAAGACAATATTGAAATTGGTGGTCAGCTACTCTGTAGCATATCAACCGAAAAAGTAGAAGCTCGTAAGGAAGCCCACAAGGAAATGGCTAACAGGCAAATGGAATCTGTGGACAACTCTTTCTTGCGTAATAATGATCCTCGAATGCCAGTTCTGAAGCCAGAGCGAAGCACTCGAACAACTTAATGGAGGTAGACATATGTCTAGCATATCTGCTCCTTTTGGGTTAAGACCAGTAGGAACATTAGGTGGCGAA